AGACTAGGTATTGTATGAAATTAACAAAAGATAGATTATTGTCACTTATATCACAGGAGATTACTAACTCTATGGGATACTATGGTGGTGATCTAACAGAACAAAGACGAAATGCTCTCAAGTTTTACTTAGGAGAACCTTTAGGTAATGAACAAGAAGGTCAATCCCAAGTAAGATCTCAAGATATGTTAGAGATTGTTGAGTCTATTCTGCCTAGCATGATGAGAATTTTTACGCAGGGCGAAAGTATTGTAAGATTTCAACCACAAAATGCAGACGATGTAGAATATTCAGAACAAGCAAGTGACTACATCAACCACATATTCAATGTAGATAACAATGGTTATTCCATATTGCACAGTATGTTTAAAGATGCTCTTATATCTAAGAACGGATTTGTAAAATATTATTGGAAAACATCAAAAGAACAGAAAAAAGAGTCTTACGAAAATCTTACAGAGTCAGAATACCAAGCACTTCTCATAGATCCAGAGGTAGAAATAGTAGAAGTAGAAGAAGAGCAAAAAGAAATTGACTTAGATAATATGGATATGAGTGAGAATACTTATAATGTTACTGTAAAAAGAGTCAAAGACTATGGAAGAATAGTCATAGAGAATGTACCACCAGAAAGTATGCTTGTTTCTAAGACAGCAACAAGCCTGGATGATTGTAATTTTATTGGTCAAAGAGTTTTTAAAACAAGATCAGAGCTTATTAACATGGGTTTTGATAAAAAAATAATTGATAAACTGCCTCCGGCAGATGAAGATGTCTATAATACGGAAGCTGTAACAAGAAGATCGTATGATGACCAAACAACACCACAAGATTATCAAAATATTGATCCTGCACTAACAGTTGTAAGCGTAACTGAGTGTTATATGCGATGTGATTTTGATAATGATGGTATTGCAGAGCTTAGACACATCGTAGTAGGTGGTAGTGGCCTTAATTCTTATCATTTATTAGAAAATGAAGAGATAGAACAGATACCATTTGCGATGGTAACGCCAATTCCAATGCCACATCGTTTCTTTGGTCTATCTATGTATGATTTAGTGGGTGATATACAAGAAATTAAGACAACTTTGTTCAGACAAATACTCAACAATGCATATCTACAAAATAACGCAAGAACAGTTGTAGTAGATGGCCAAGCAAACATTGATGATATACTCCAAAGCAGAGCCGGTGGTATTGTAAGAGTAAAATCACCTAATGCAGTAACACCAATGCAAACGCCAAACTTCATGCAAGAAGGTTTAGCGATGATTGAGAAAGTAGACTCTGTTAGAGAACAAAGATCTGGCGTATCAAAAGTTCAAATGGGTATGGATGCAGATGCAATAAACAAATCACATACCACAGCAACATCAACTAATGTTATGATGAACGCTTCTACACAGCGAATAGAATTAATCGCAAGAAATTTTAGTGAAGGCGTTAAAAGAATGTTTCAAGGCATACTAACTTTAGTATGTAAGCACCAAGATCAAGAAAGAATAATTAATTTACGAGGTAAATTTATACCAATGAACCCTAGAGAATGGGTAAACAGATACAATGCAACTGTTCAAGTAGGTTTAGGTACTGGATCACAAGATCAACGACTAGAAGTTCTAGGTAGAGTTCTTGCAGTACAAGAAAAACTTATTGGAGCAGGTGGACTAGGAATTGTAGATCCTCAAAAGATATACAACACTTTAGAAAAGTATTTGGAAAACGCAGGATACAAAGATGCAAGTCAATTTTTTAATAATCCATCTGTTAATCCTCCAAGACCAAAAGCTCCTAAAGGACCAGATCCAACTTTAGCATTAGCTCAACAAGAACTAATGAATAGAAGAGCAAAAGATCAAGCAGAATTACAACTTAAAGCAAGAAAACAACAAACAGATGAGATTGCTAAAGCAGAAGAGTTAAATCTTAAACAACAAAAACTTGCTAGTGACATTATTGAGAAAGAACAAGGCAAACAACTTGATAAAGAAAAACTAGCATCACAAATTTTAAAACAAGGAATACAATAAATGGCATACACACCTTTCTTTCAAGGCACAGAAGCACAAAAAGTAATAGATTCTTTTTTAGGCTCTGGTGTTACTGCTTCTACTCCTATGCAACCAATGGATATGAACGCACAAGGGGTATTTCGTAATCCTTATTTGCCAGAAGGTTTTTATCCGGATGACTCAGCTATTTATCCAGATCCAATCTACACGCCTCCAGTAAATGATGATGAAAACATACCAAACTGTCCTCCAGGATATGTGTATGATGAAATACTAAAACAATGTGTATTTGTAGGTGATAGTGTTGAAGAACAAACAACCGGTGGCGATGATAATGAAAACATAGATACTCGTACTGAAAGTCAAAAGATGTATGATGAAATGAAAAAAGATGTAACAGATCCTTTTGGTGCAAATAGATTTTTAGATAAATATGAAGATGGTGAAGATGAATTTGGTAATCCAGTATTCAAATTTGATCCAAAAGCAGGAGTGCTTCCATTTTTTGGTATACCTTTTATTGATAGTCTTACAGGTGGACCACAAAGAAGAGAAGATAGATACAATACTGCCATTAATACAATAATGGATCAAACTAAATCAAGATTTTACAATAATAATCCTTTTGCATTTGGTAGACAAAGTGGTGATTACTTTACAATGTTTAATCCAGAAAATTATTTAAAACAAGTTGGTGATCAAAAAGTATTAGGTAGTAATCAAGGAGCTACTGTAAATGAATTATTAGGTAGTATTGGTCAAGGAACACAAGGAAGTGGACAAGATTATCAAGCACCTACGCAACAAGTAAATTCTGGTCAAAAAGGAACAGAACCAGTTGATATAAGAGGTAGCTCACTTGTAATTCAAAGTGATGGTGGAACAAGAAGAAGAGATGATACAGCTTATCAATCTGCTGTAGCTAAAAATATTGCAAGAAATCTAGCACAAGATAGAAGCACAGGTAGTGGTTTTTCAAAATCATTAGGTGGTTTCTATAAAGGTAGATAGTGAATAAACCTACAGATCAACAAAGAGGAGAACAAGCTAAACGAATATTAGAGGATGAAATATTTGTTGAAGCAGTACAAAAAATTCGTCAGGATTTACAAATAGAATGGTTAAATTCTGATTTACAGAATACAGAACAGCGTGAAAACATCTTTGTCATGAGAAGAATGTTAGAAGTTGTTTTGGTTCAGTTACAATCCGTTATGGAAACTGGAAAATTATCACAAAAAAAATAGGAGATTATAATGGCAGAACAACCAGTAATGGAATCTGCAACAGATAATCCTTCACAGGAAACTGTTGTACCAACGCCCAAGCCTCTAAATACACAAGGAGAGGTAGCTGACGCCCTGAAGAACTTACTTAATACAGACGCCTCTAAGAATCAGGAAACAGCAAGTGAAGAACCAACAAAGGAAGTAGGTGAATCGGAAACGAATAACGCTGACATCTTTGAAGATGATGAACTTATAGATCTAGTTGAACAAGAAGAACCTAATGATAGTAATCAGGAACTATACAAAATCAAGGTCGGAGATCAAGATTTGGAAGTCACCCTAGATGAACTCAAAAAAAGTTATTTTCGTCAACAAGATTATACTCGTAAAACTAATGAGCTTTCTGAAAACAGAAAATCAGTTGATGAATTAAAAAGTTCATTAACAAGGAATAACGAGGAGGCAAAAATCAGAAGGGATCAATACGAAAAACAATTAGAAGTATTATCTCAGCATTTAAAGACTACAGAAAATACAGTAGATCTTGACAGACTTTATCAAGAAGATCCTGCGGAATATGTCAGACAAAAAGCTGAAATAGATCGTAGAAAAGAAATGATGGAAGCAACTAGGCAAGAACAACAACGAGTATTAGCCGAAAAACAAAAAGAGCATGAAAAAACTTATAATGCTTATTTGGAAAAGGAAAGAAAGTTACTTGCTGAAAGACTACCCATCTATGCTGACAAAGATAAAGGTCCAACATTTGTCAAAAACTTAACAGATTATGCTAAGTCTATTGGCTATACGGATCAAGAAATATCTATGTTAGTAGATCATAGAGCAGTATTAATGTTAGCTAACGCTTATCGTTACAACAAATTAAGAAACTCTAAAGTCAAAGATAAAAAAGTTGTTAAGACTCCTAGAGTTGTAAGTTCTTCTAGCCCTAAAGTGCAAGATGATAATGATAATGTGAAGCGTATTAGATCAAAAAAAGCAAATCTTAAAAAAACAGGTTCAGTAAAAGATGCTGTTTCTGTTTTACGAGAATTGTATTCACAATAAATATAGAAAGGACTAGAGTATGGCTCAACCAACAAATACATTTGATACATACGATGGAGCAGATTCTATTCGTGAGGACCTGGCTGATGTGATCTATAATATTTCACCAACAGAAACTCCGATGATGAGTAACTCCGCAAAAGGTACAGCAACTAATACCTTACATGAATGGCAAACAGACGCTTTAGCATCTGTAGGCACAAACGCACAAATTGAAGGTGATGATTACACAGGTGATTCAAGATCTGCTACTGTGCGTCTAAACAATAGAACTCAAATCTCAGCAAAAGCAGTAACTATTTCTGGTACTGACGATGCTGTAGACAATGCAGGAATGGGTACACAAATGGCGTATCAACTTGCAAAGATGGGTAAAGAGATCAAAAGAGATATTGAAAACGCACTTGTTGGAATTGAACAAGCTAAAGTAACAGGATCATCTTCTGCGGCTAGAAAATCAGCTTCAGTAGGAACTTGGTACGGAGGTAACATTCCAGGTACATCAACTGCGGCGGCAAACTTCTCAACTAATGGTTCTCCAAGTGCAAATCCAGCCGGTACTGGTGCAACTGCAATCGCAGGTGGATCAAACAGAACATATACTGAAGCATTACTTAAAGCAGGTTTGTTAAAAGCTTTTGAATTAGGTGGTGAACCAGATACAGTTCTAATGTCACCTTCTCACAAACAATTAGCTTCTGCATTTACTGGCGTAGCTACTAAGTACAAAGACGCATCTGATAGAGTATCTATCGGTACAACTGATATTTATGTATCAGACTTTGGCGAAGTGGCATTTGTTCCAGATAGATTCCAGAACGCTAACAGAGTTGACATTTTACAAATGGATGTGTGGTCAATAGACTTCCTAAGACCATTTGAAACAACTGATCTAGCAAGAACTGGTGATAGTGACAAGAAACTACTCTTAGCTGAGTGGACATTAACTTGTAACTCACCAAACGCTAACTACGGAATATTTAACTTAACTGCATAATTATTTGTAGAACAAGGATAGGGAGGGGATTATCCCCTCCTTGTTTAATAACAGAGAGGAAACAATGACTATTTTTTCAAATAAAAAACATAATTCAAAATTATATAAGGTTGTTGCTAACTCCATTAAATCTGATCAAATGATTTCAAGAGGTGGAGCTAAGAAACAATCCAAAAAAACATCTATGGGTGACAGAAAATATGATCCAATGCTAAGTATTACTGGCAATCAAGGTCTATCTGTAAAAGGAACTGTAGATATGATGATTGCTAAAGCTATTAAGTAATGCCAACGAAAAAATTTTCTCTAAGTGATGAGAAAGATACAGTAAAAACTAATCTTATATATGATGAGTCAGATAATAAATATCATATTGAAAATACTCAAAACATAGATGAAATTATTAAGGCTAACAAAATAGCACAAAACGAAGGTGCATATAAATCAAAAGCATTAGCTGATGCAAAAGGATATAGAGTTGCTCGTTTGCCAAATATCATTGTGCATCAATTAGCAAAAAAGAAAATACTTACACATTCTGGAAAAGTTTTAGATAAGCCAAAGTTTTTTAAATGGCTTAATGATCCAGATAACAGACACTTTAGAATTTACACAGGAAGATTATAATGGCATTTGATACATTTTCTAACC